GAGGAACCATACTCACTTGGTTTATAATTAGAATATTTTATTACTCTAAAATCTACACTAACTCTAGCTCTTCCAGTTTCATTAATTTTATTACCATGTGTTAAATTAGAACCATCCCATTGAATTACTTCTCCATAATTACAATTCATAGGAGAAAAATCACCTTTATCTTCCTCAGATTCAACCCAAATAGTATTAGTATCAAAGGCATCCGTAAATGGTAAAAAGAAATTATCTTCTTGTACTTCATTAGCCCAATTTACATCTCGATAAAATTTATCTTTATGGAATTCACCTACAGCGATATTATCAAGATAAGCTATTCTAAATGTAGGTATAGCTTGGTATACTATTTGTTCATTATATAAGGGTTTAATTATATCTAAAATAAATTTATCATATAATTGAATAAATTCGTCTGTTCGAGCCCAATCATAATATAATTTATGATATTTAGTACTTTGATCTTGTTCTCTACTAAATACTTCAATATTATCATTTAAAGCTGATAAATTATTTATACTAAATAATTGTTCTAATTTTTCTTTAAATAAAAAATATTCTTTATTATAACTAATTTTTTTCATATTAATTCCATTTTATTATTGGTGTTAAAAAAGGTAACTCACAATGTGTTGAATATCCAGGAATAGATGATATTAAATTTGATCCTTGTTGCCATAAATCTAAAAATTTAGTATGATCATAACCATCATGTGTATTTTCTGGGAGGCAATATTTAACATGTGTATCCCAATGTTTTTGGAATGTTTTCCATTTTCCAGCATATGTATTACAAGTAGATGGTGTAGTTCTCCAATGAGCAGAGGATGTATATAGAATTTTTGATTGCAAATTTTCATACATTGGTAGAAAATATTTATCTGGGTGGTCATATAAGGACACATAATCAACATTGAAACTATCAAATGCTTCTTCCATTGTTTTTTCCCACCCATTAACATGCATATAATCATCTTCAACAATGTATATAACATCATCGTCATTGAAATTAAATGATTTGATAGTTTCTAAACAGAATAGAAAACTACTAGCATCGCTACCACCACTAAACTCAATAACATTATCTTCAGAATCAAATTGAAAATGATGATTTTCTTTAGTACCATCTAGTAAAATATACAAATCAATATTTGCATTTTTGACAGATTTATAACATTTTTCATATGAAAACCAATCAGGTCTAACATTCTGTTTGCGGTTTATGGCACCGTTCCAGTGCCTTAAAAAAACTTTTATTTTATTCATGACATATCCATTTACTGTTTATTAGTGTTTTTATGGGAGATAAATCTTTATCTAATGGTTTTCTTGGGTATAAATGTAATGAACAATTTTCCAAACTCAAAGTTTCTATCACAAAAAACAATGCAGTGGATACAGTATGGATTTCTGTTGCTTGTTCTAATACTCCACACCAGTCTAATAAAGTAAAACCATCAATGTATTCTTGATGAATTATTTTTAAATCTGTTTGAAATTCAATATCTATTTTATAATTATATTCTGGTCCTGCAAAATTATTATTAACAAATATAAATTTATCTTCTGGGTTTATATTAAGATATTGTTTTAATTTTTCTTCATTTTCCTTATTTCTAGTAAAACTTAAAGTTCTCCATAATTCAGGATCTGCTTCTAGTAACATATATTTAGCTTCCATACAATCTTCAGCTTGTGGAACTAAAGAATGAGCATGTTGTAGAGGTACTTCTATATAGTCATTATATTTTGTAGAATCAAATTCAGAAGATTTAATAAATGTTAATTTATCTATATTTAGATAATCTTTTATCCAATAATAATGATCAACAACAGGCCAAATGGCATGTTCAATATCTAAATTAGCAACTAGTGGAGATAAAAATAAAACATCTCCAACACCAAAAGGTTGATTAATTATTACCTTCATAAATTTTATTTAAATGCTGTTTTACTTCTTCATTAAATAAATTAAAATCTAATTTGGTTGCTCCATGACCCCCACCATGATGTAATATTTTAACTTTTTTATTATTAAGTATTAATTCATTTTCTATTAATTGAATATCCATCCAGCTATCCCAATGTGTATTATCTCCATATAAATTAGATACACCATAATAAACACTAGATTCTATTGGATCTATAATTTTAGTTTTCCAATCACTAGTCATAAGGTTTAAAACAGTTTGTTCTTGGAAAGGCATTTGATTTCCGAATTCAATATTATTTAACATCCACTGTTCTATAAATGCTTTACTTGTAACACCTACTAACCCTGCATTCAGGTATTTTTGAGCATCTAGACCTGGGTTTGTTATAGGACTGTCTTTCCCTGCTCTGTTAAAATCATTATTGTTTCTAATTCCAATTATATCATATTGTAAATTACTTTCATCTAACAATTCATCTAATTTTCCAACAATCATTGAATCAGCATCAAAATGAACTACCATATCATATTGCTCAATCAACTGAGCTGTAACAAACGGATGAACTGTATTCCAATTAACATTAGGATGTATTTGAAAAAGTTCATTTAGTTGTTTATCTCCAAAACAGTAAAAATCAATTTCTGGGTGGAAATATTGGGCTGATTTTACTAATTTATGAGTCCCAATAGAATAATACCAATCATCAGATACATGAGTACAAAATGCTATTCTAATCATCTTTTTAAATTTATATAACAAGGACCATTATAATTAAAACATTCATCTAATACTTGATTAATATTATTCATTTCAGGCCAATATGATTTAATGTTTTTAAATGAAGTTAACATCACATCTTTATCTTCTTCAGCCCAATGACTAAAACCATCATGTGAATAATCTCTATCTCTACCAGATCCAACTAATTTAATATTAAGTATTTCTTTATTAATATAGTTCCTAAGTAATTCAAAAGGACGATATAATAGAAATGGAGTAATTGAATATGCTATTGGTTTTTTACCTTCATAAGCAGCACCAATACATAATCCAATCATTAATTGTTCTGATGCTCCACAATTAATGAAGTTATTTGGGTATTTTTCTTTAATATTATCAAACAGACCATAACCTAAATCAGCAGTAATTAATAAAATAGAAGGATCTTGTTCTATCTTAGATTCTAAATATTTAACAAATGTTTTTCTCATTATTTATAACAATATAATATATCAACACTAACTAATTCAGTATTCCAACCAATATATTTAAAAATATCTTGATAGTATTCTCTATGTTCCCCATATGTTTTACCATTAATTTGATGAAACTCAATAAAGAACTTTTTAACATATTTATTTAATGTTTCTATGTTTTCTTTAGATAAAAATTTAATTTCAGAACCTTCAATATCAATCTTAATAAAATCAATATGGTCTAAATCATATAAATCAATAATATCTTTTAATGTATATGTTTCAACTTGAATTTCAATACCTCCTTTTTCATTCATTAATGAATTTTCAGTAGAATCTGATAGTACATAGAACGAAGTTGTTTCTCGTTTATCTGAAATGGCTCCTTGAAGTCTATAAATATTTGGGATATCTTTTGTAAAGTATTCTAATATATTAAAATGGCTAGGAGTTGGTTCTACTGAAATTATTTTATCAGCATATGGAGAAAAATGCATTGACACTAATCCAATATTTGCTCCTAAGTCTATAATAATTTTATCATCAGGTGTTACAAATTGATCATAATAATTACTATTTGTTTGTTTTAAAATAGGTTCTGTGCAACTTTGAATATTATTAAAATGTGATTCAATATGTAATGGAGAAATATCAAGATTTTTGATTTTACCATTTATTAATTTTAATTCTTTTATCATATATTTTTTTATTTTATTACAGTATAATGAGCTGCTAGTGGTGTTTCAAATTTAATAACTTCATTAACATCAGTATAATGGATATTTATACTTGGTAAAAATACTTTTAATTTATTAGTTAATTTTTCTACATCAACTTGTTTATAAGCAGCCCAACCATTAATGTTAGCATGTATTTCTATATTAGATAAGTTTTCATCATCAATAAAGCGTAAAGCTTCCCATATACTACCTTCAGCACATTCACCATCAGATATTAAACAATATACTTTTATATTAGGATTAGCTAATGCTATTCCAGTAGCTATTGTTATTCCTAATCCTAAACTACCTGTAGAAACATCTATAAAATTCTCTAAATCTCTTTCAGGATGAATTCCATGAGTTTCAAGTAAATACTCAGCATCAACCCCATAAAAATGTTCTAACACAACATATAAAGCTAACCCAGCATGTCCACTTGATAGTACAAATTTATCTTCAGGTTTTTTCTTATTATATATTTCATAGATTATTGGTAAAGCTGTAAAACAACTACCTAAATGAGATAAATTATGTTTAACACTTATCTCTAATATTCTTTTATTTAATTTATCTATATTTTTTTTCATAAATTTCTCTTAAGCCAGTTTCTAAAGTATATTTAGGATTAAATTTATATTTTGATTTAGCATAACTTATATCAGCTACCCAATTTAAACTATCATACTTATTGAATATATTATTTATTTTTTCAAATTCCAAATTAGAGTTAAAAATATTTTTTATTATATTAAAAACTTCTAAATTTGAATATTGAATTCCATTTCCAAAGTGAATTACATCTCCCTGTATAGTTTCTTTTTCAGAGTAAAGTACTGAAAGTATACCATCAATAAAGTCATCTATATAAATAAAGTCATGTACTCCAACACTTATTTTAGATATAATATTATTCTTAAAATTTCTAAATAAAGTAGGAATTAATCTTCCTTCGGGTTCATATATACCATATACACTAAATGGTCTCACTGTGGCAATAGGTTTGTTATATTCATTAGCATATCCTTGACACAATAATGTAGATGCTCCTTTAGTAGCTTCATACATTGTTCTAGGTTTTAAAAGTTCTTTTTCAGACATAGGTGTATCTGTTTTTCCATATTCTGAAGAAGAGCCAATATTAATAAATGCTTTATAATTTATATCTAATGTGTTTTCTAATAACCAATTAGTCATTAATACATTTGAAGAAAATGTTTTAGATGAATTCTTAATTTCAGCAGCACAATGTATAATATAATCAGGATTAAATGTTTTAATTTTTTCAGGTATAGTAATATCATACAACCATTCTCTTCCTATAGTCATTATTTCTTCTTTATTAAATTTTTCTAATAAAGATTTACCTATAAAACCTGTATGTCCTGTTATTAATAATCTCATTTTTCAGCCATTACCATAAAAGCATTATTTAAATCTACTTGAGATGTAAATATATTATTATATTTTTTATCTTCTAAATAATCTTTAAGAATTATTGGAGAGAAAATATTTAAATGTTTTCTGTTATTCCATGGTCTCCAATATTCTTGAGAATAATCAGGAAGATATAAAAATAATACTCCACCTATTTTTAATTTACTTGTCCAATAATCTAAAACATCAACCCAATTATATAAATGTTCTAAACAATGAGATGAAAAAATATAATCTAAATTATCATATGGAAAATTTAAAGCATCATATTCATTAATTGCTGGATCTACGGGGAGTGATCCTGGAAAGCTCCATTCTAATCTATTACATCCTATATCTACCCCTTCACCTACACATACATGTTTCGCATAAGGTATAGCGAATTGAGCTGCGTTTCCTTGTGATTGGAATATTGGATATTTGTTTTTTTTATATTCTATAATATTAATCATATTTTATATTGTGTTGTAAAAATTATTTTGTTTTTCTTGTCTTTCTATTGTTTTTGGATGGAGTAAACTTAATTCGTCCTCTGCTGGTATAACTCCAAATTTTTTATAACCTTCAATTACCTCATGAACTGCATTTCTCCATTTAACATCTGGAGTGTTTTTATAAATTCTAGTTTGGTAATCACTCCAATTAATTATTGGGAGATAATATTTTATTTTTTTCTTCATATAATAACTTATTTAATGTATTATTACCTATTTTTAATTTTTTCATAGCTTCTGTTTTACTATTATAAGTGATACCTTTTATAGTTACTCTAATAGCTCCTCCACCACCTGTTCTTTTTTTATATTGTTTTCTTTTATATTCTTCTATTTTTAAAGGTATAGGTAAAGTTTTATATCTCCAAATATAACCACCACTTGTAGGTTGGTTTCCTTTACATACAGCTGATATTCCATTATAATCTGTAAGGTTTAATTTTTCTAAAGCTTCAATTCCACTACCCCATTCTTTTATAAAATTTCCCTTTAAATCATATTGAAGGATTGGTTTATAATTAACTCTTTTCCAATCATATTTACCTCCTTTAGTTAAATTAACTCCTTCATTTATGGTATTGTAAAAATTAATATAATATTCTTCTTTTAAATCTAATTCTTCTAATGTACAATATTCTATTATTCTTCTATCAAATCTATTATCAAAATGATCATACCCAAATAAGGAAATAAATCTTTTTAAAATTTTACTTCCTGTTCTATAAGTTTTGTCTCTACCATTGGTTTTACCAACATATATAATTTTATTTTTTATTTTATCAAAAAAACAATAAATGTAAGGATTAATAAATTCACCAGATTTCATATTCAATAATAAATATCAGGAGATTTCATTTTCTTCAATAATTAGATTATATTTTTTTAATAAATTATATTCATCTAAATCTTGAGGATTATTTAAATCTAATTCTTTTTCTCCTATTTGAGATTCCAATTTACTAATACTCCAACCCCATTTTTGTATATGTTCCTGAGTGATACCACTTACGGTATTAATTCGAGGAACATAATACATTTCAATTTCTGGGTTATTTTCTAGTAAATTTGGTAATAAATCAAGTAATTCTGGAGATGGGATTTCATCTGCATCTATTTGGAATATAAAATCTCCTGAACAATGGTTTGCTAGTTCATTTTTATATGATGCAAAATCTTTATTTAAGGGATAAAACCAATGTTTTATTCCTCTACCAATAATTACACTCAATACATCATCAGCATAATTATCTTTATCAATTTGAATTACTATTTCGTAGTCAGGGTGTAAAGCCCTTTCTTGGAGGTAATCCAATAGGGCTTTTAACTCCTCAACTTCATTACATACAGTTATAGCTAAACTTATCATTATGGTAATACTCCTATATAGCTTAAACAATCCATAAATTCACGTTCAGGATATTCTTTTAGTGTAGTCATGTCCATTCTTCTTTCATAATATTCACCTTGTTTACCTGGGATTGGGTATTTTTCTTTTTCTTCTTCCTTAACAGGAACAGCTTTTACAGCTGCCCAATTCCATTGTTCTTTAGAAGAACCATTAGCAAATACCATTCCTTGAGTAGGAACATTTATTGTAGTTGGCATCCATATTTTTCCTTCTTCATCAGTGAAAAGTAAATCCTTATAAAGTTCAGGTAAAATTGAAAGTTGTTCTTCATAAAAAGCTTCACCTTCTTTCATTAATGAATTAGTTTGAAAACCACACGAAAAACAAAACTGAGTAGAGATATTTTCGTTGACTTCATCTACATAATTGGCATCTCCTCCACATCGAGGACATATTGTTAATTTATCAAAATTCATATTATTAAATGTAATTAATTATTTTTATATTTCCAAATATACCCCCCAGATGTTTTAGCTCTGTTTTTAAGGCATTCCGTTATTCCTTTAATTTTTAATTCTTTTTTAGCTTCTTGAGATGTAGGCCATTCTTTAATAAAATTTCCTTCCAAATCATACTGAAGGATAGGTTTACCTATTTTATATTTTTGTTCTGGGGTCCATGTTTTTCCTTTATTAGGGGATGTTCTTCCTTTAAGTTTAATACTTTGTTTTAATTTAGATTCTTCAGAATGTTTCATACCAATATGAATTTTAGATACCTTTTCTCCAAATCCTTCAGGTTTGGGTTTTGAATTAGCTTTACCTATTTTTTTATTTCTTTCTTCATTTTTTATTTTATCAAAAATAATTTTTAATTCTTCAGCTGTTTTATTTTCAAATGGGTTTTTTCCTCGTTTTCTAACATCAGCTAAATTATAAAATTTTTTATCATTTAAAGCATTAAAATAATCTATCCAGTATGTTTCTCTTTTTTCTAATTCAGTAATAGTAGAACATGTTTCTAAAATTTCTTTTTTAAAATTTTTTCTACCATATTTCTTAATAGCTTTTATAATTAGGCTACCACTTCCTAAATAGTTTGGATTATTTTTAGTATCCATTCCTATATATTTTTTACCATTAATAAGATTTGTTATCAAATATACTACCATATTTTTTATTATAAATATGTGCACGGTGCTGTAAAAATATTTTATTTTTACCCATTTTGGGATTCAACTCTACTTAATTTGGGGAGTTCGATACGTTTAAGAGAGGGAAGCGCTAAAGGAACTTGTTTTGGGAACTCAGGAACATATTTAGTAAGCAATTCATCTGTTTTTTCTTTCATTTTTTCCCAACTGAATTCATTTTTGGATTTAAATGCTTGACGTTTTGCCTTTTCAGTATAGTTTTTATAATTTTCAAATACATCCTTCAAATAAAAACCAATTTGTGCTGGATCAGGTGAAAACCATAATGAATCATTAATCAAAAATTGATTTCTTGTACTAGGATGAACAGGTGTTAAAGTACCACCAATCAAATTTGTAAACTCAATATTTAAAAAATCTACATGACCTGACCAATTAGTGGTAATTAATGGTTTTTTACTCAATGTAAATTCAAGTAATGGACGACCAAAACCCTCACCTTTAGTTAAACTAACCATTGCCTTAACTTTAGGGTTATTGTAAAGTTCATTCATTTCCTCATCTGTAAATTCACCATGAAGTAAATAAATGTTAGGAAGGTTTTTAGAATTTACTGTTTGTTTTATTTTTTTAATTTTATGAAGGATAGCTTCTCTATCCATGTATGAAGAACCTACTTGACTGGTTTTTAAAATCAATGCTGGTTTATTTTGTTTATTTTTAAATGTTTCGAGGAATGCTTTAACTAACAAACCTACATTTTTTCTATCTTCTCCCAAATCACCATCCATCCAGTGACCTACAAATAAGTAACAAAATTGTTCTTTGATAGAGTTTAAATCAATTGATTTAGTTTTATGTGATTCAATTACTTTATAAACATCTGTATCACAACCTTCAAATAAAACCTCAATTGGTTTTTCAAGTTTAATTATTCCTTCAGTAGCATTGGTTTGAGAATTTCTCTTTTCAAATGTTGACTCTTGAAATACTTTTTTAGAATGTTCTGATGATACTATAGTTAAATTCATTCTATTAACACCCTCAATCCATTCTGGTGGGCATACTGTACTTTCGATTCCAGCAGTGAAACCTATATTATATTTCCCTACAGGTTGAAATTCATTTGGTACTGTAATTTGAGCCCAAATTTCTGGTTGTTTAGGTAATTGATTGCTAGGTAACATTAAATTATTTAAAAATGACCATTCAGGATTATCATCACAAAACCCAAAAGGTGTATTTCCCCAACGTTGGGATAATAATTTAACATCATATTTGTTGGTAGAGATGATGGCTTTAATTAAATCACGACTACGTGCACCATATCCGCTAAACGTATCATATGGTGATGATATTACAAAAAGTGGTTTATTCATATATTTTATTTTTTCTATCAATGTAATTAAATTTTTTTATGTTTCCAAATATAACCATAAGCTGTTTTTTGTCTTCCATTAACACAAGCACCAACAAATCCATAGTCAGGGTGTTTTGATATTTCAGCAACACTTTCCCACTCTTTTACAAAATTACCATCTAAAGTATATTGTATAACTGATTTTGTTCTCCAGGGCATTTTTCTATCTTTTAAGGATGAAGATATTTTATCACCCCATGTTATTTCTCTTCCAGTATTAGATTTACTTATTTTTTGTTTCCATTCTTCAGTATACATAGAATGACCTATCATGGATTTGGATTTTTTGTCTCGTGTTTCTTTAGATTGTTTTTTTCCAGTTAACATTTGAGAATATTCAGTTTTTAATCTTTCATATACTCTTGAACCAATAACATATGTTTTTTCTTTAACTTTTTGTTTTCCTATAGCCATTAAAAATAAAGCATGTTTAAGTTTATTTTCATTAGGATGTATTTCACAAAGCAGCATATGACATAAAAAATGTTCCCTAGCTGTTAATTCTACAAGGTTATTTTTATCATTATTACCTCCTAGACATTTTGGAACAATGTGATGTTTTTCTTTGTAGCCTTCTAACATTCGGGTTTTGGCTTTTTCTATTATTTGGTTGTATATTTTTTGATAATCCATTTGACACTTATTTTATCATACATATGTATAAGTATCAAAAGGATTTATTCTTTAACTTTAATTTTTATTTTATCTTTTTCACCATCTGGTTTTGAGTATATAGCATATTGAGGTAATAAATCATATTCAATTCCCTTAAGCATTTTAACATATCTTTTACCAGTACCTGGTTTTAAATAGGCAATAGTCATATGTGGATGATAATCTGGGAAATTGGAAGTAAATGGATATTGTTGTAAATCAGCATTTGTTTCATGTAAATTATCTCCCTTAATATCAAATTTCAAAACATCATATTCAGGATTTTCAAATAAGGAAGCATTATATGCCTTACAAATATGGTAAGTATACTTATTTAAAACCTTCTCAACATCTTTCGTTGTTACACCACCATGTAAACCATAAAGTAAAGTACAATGGGGTTCATCTTCAAATCCAAATGAGCGATCACCTTCTTGGGTATAAACATCTTTAGGATTAATAGCATCATGAATTTTATTTATTTGATGAAAATTAAAGTACAACATAGCACAACCATAATCGTACGTTTGTTTTTCTTCTTTTAATAAATCTAATAATTTAATCATTTTAATATACTAAATTATGGTTTATAATTCTATCTTCAGTCTCAAGGGCATTAATTAATTCATACTTTTCTCTTGGTACCCAAGTTTCAAATAATTCATCAAAAGCCTCAATTACTCGTTTACCTTGATGTTCACCTGTAAATCCTGCTTCATCACTAAGAGCCCATTCTCTGCCTTTCAAACCTCTTTCCATACGCTCTTCTTTAGACATGTGATAAACTTCTTTAATTCTTTCAGCCGCATCTTCTGCTTTACAAAGATCATCCCAAATGTAAGGAGTTGGAGGTGAACCTACAAGCGATCTTACTGATGGATAAACTGGAAATGCCCACTCACCATGTTTTTTATATCGTCCTGTATGGTTTGAAGGTATTTCTGGGGATGGGGTAAACCAATTTCCATTTTCATCTTCAAACCTCATTTGGTCTTGCATACCACCTGTTGTATTAGCAATTACTGGATTGCCACATAGAATAGCTTCTGTTAAACTTAATCCCCAACCTTCATTAGATGTTAATAAGATTTGCTC